TTGTCTGCGTACGCAAAATCAAAATCAGTTGTTCGGAGTCCTTCAGCCCAGGCAGCCGACTTTCCTAAGTCTTCTAGGTCTGCCTTGGTATTCCGAAGCCTTACTTCGTATTGCCAGCAGTGATTCTCTTGAAGGTCTTTGAATCGTTCAAAGGGGTCTGCTCTCACAAGCCCTCGCTTTCTGGTTCTATGAAAGAATACCCGTTAGGATTTCATCAATGATGGGGTCCAAAGAACCACCAAGCCTTGAATGGGCTTCCGCAATGTACGGGTCAACGTCGTTTGGGATGCTCCTGTGCTTTTCAATCTCCGACATTAAAGCTGGGGAGTGGTGGTACAGGTCCTCTTCCACATCTGCGCAGCCGCAAGAGTTAGCAGCACCAGTGACATAGTTCTCTACGCTTGAGGCTCCCTGCCCATCGAGGAACATGTCATGAGAAAAGACGTCATGCTCACGGTCGGTGAAGGTGTCCCACTGAGAATACTCCATCCCATTCATTCTTAGGCGGCGCCCAAGTTCCTTTACTTTGTTTGTAAATTCATGGTTAATGGCAGAGTTGCCGATCATGATATTGATCTGCGCTGGTGTGATCTTACTGTGCATTTCTGTTTCCTTTTATAAACTCTGTAGTTCTTGGCGGATAAGGTCGCGAATAGAGTCCAGAGTCTCGTCAACCTTCACGGGTGCCGGCTCTTGAGTCTCTTCTTCAAGACCTCCCAGTCGTAGCCGAATGGCGCTAGCAACATCTTGCTTTGTAAAAGATTGATCAGCTGTGGCTGACTCCATCACTTGTGATGTGAAGTCGTCCCAGTGGTTGTCAAGACCTTCGATCGCAGCCTTCAGAGATGGAGAGGTATCTTGCGATGCTTGTTGGTCCGCTAGAGATGAGTACTCTTCTTTTATGATTTCTGCTAATCTTGTTTTTGAGATCTTATATTGTGACATAGTTTGCTCTCCTCCGAGTATAGTCCATTCTTAAGTAGTTAAGTAATCATGTGTTTTCTTATTTCTTCTTCCGTTAGAAGCGTATAAGTGAAGCTATTGCCATAAAGGTTTGCAGCATCGCGGCACAGTTCAAGGAATTCCTCATATTCACTCACCTTCTTGAATACTTGGCAGCCGGCGGACCAGCGACCTACAAGGTATGATTCATTATACGGGTTACTTCTGTGAATGTTAATGCCATAAAAGCCAGAATTTGGAGATTCTAGCTCAGCGTAGTCAATTTTGCCGTCCTTGCTGTTGTCCCTCCAGACTGGTACCGGCTTTCTCTGTACGAGGGCTTCGTATTTTCCCTGATGCTTTCCGAGCTGCCAAGAAGACCTGTACTGTCCGTTTGGCAAAATGGCTGTGCCGTCGGCGTTCTGGGGGTTCTTTAGCCAGTACTCGCCGGGGTCTGTAGTGATTTCATACAATCGTAGGGTCCATCTTCCCTTTGAACTCCGGTAGATGACTGCCATATAATCATCAAACTTATTCGTGCCGGTGTTCTCGCGGCGGATGCCTACCAAGTTCAAATTTAGTCGCTTATCACTGTCAAAAAAGACATAATTCTTAGCCTCAATCGTGGCTCTTATGTTAGATATTGTAAGTAAGTCTTCTAGCCCTGCTGTCGGGAGGTCAGGTGATACCCTCGGTATCAAAGATGGAGCCTGTTTGCGGAATAGGTTTAAAAGGAATTTTATCAGAGTCTGCATGCTTTTTTTCTCCCAAGACTGAAGAGATCACTTTATACAATATTTGTTCACTATTTTCTGTAAAAGCTAAATCTATTATCTCCATCCTATAATATAGTAACACTGTTAAATATAGAGGAAGATTGAAATTTTCATCTTCTTGGGTGTGATCCCTTATCCAGCTCATCACTCTGGCAGCAAAAAAAGCTTTGCCTGCCTCAATGAGGTTTGAATCTTCTGGAATGTTTACAAATTTATCCTGCTTGAGGATGGAAGCTACGCTAAACCCTGGCGGCATGGGCTCACCTTTCTTGCTTACGGCGAAGCTCTTGACTTATCCACTCTTGTCCGATTATATTCTCAACCGGTGAGGAGACGAAAGTGTTCAGTACTTTTACTATCTCTTTTGGCGGAGGACCGTAGACATCGTTCTGTACTATTGAGAGTTGTTCTCCAAACAGTTCCGAAAGAGTCAACTTGTTGTCCTGAACCTGCTGCCAAATCTCTGAGACTTTTCTATCGCCCAGACTTCTGTCCCTCTTGGCGTCGCGAGCTATAGCAACTTCGCGAGTAGTATCTACAAAGAGAAGATGGGTGTCATACCCCAAGCTCTCTAGGGCTGCCTTATCGCGAGCGACTTTATAATAGTTCTTTCCCGTTCCGTCAATGAGCATTCCCAAGCGGCCGGTCTCGTAAAATCCACGAATCTTTGATAACTTTCTCTTGGCTATGCTGCGGATTGACTCAGGATCAGTTGGGTCCTGAATGTAATCCCACATTGCTGGGTCTTCTTCTGCAATTTGACCGAGCATCTTTGGACTGATGCCGGCGGCGGCGAGCCCCTGCTCAAAAAGGTTATCTGAGTTTACATACTTTAAGCCGGTGTCGGCGACGAGAGAGGCTTTTTTGAATAGCCTGTCGCCTTCATCGTCGCGAACACCGAAAATGGTGTCGGCGATATGAGATTTGCCGCTGCCCGGACCGCCGGCAGTAAACACCGCCTTTAGGATACCGGGATCGTAGACGCCCTCGTGAAGGGTCTCTGGGCGTTCCAGAAGAATCTCTAGGAAGTCTAGCTGTGACTCCTTAAGAGAAAAGACGACCTCCTTGATTATTTTAAGGAGATCGTCTTTTTGAAGATTATTCATCTTAGCTCTCTGAGCTTCTAGCTTACTTAGTAGCTAGAAGTCGCTCAATGACGCGCTTGAGGACGGCTTCTGTAAGATCGCTTGAGTTATCTTCGTCAGCTTTGTCTTCCTCGGTGTCGTCGGTATCCGCAGTTTCAGTCGCGGATGCCTCGGTCACTTGGTCAGCGTCTTCTTCTTCCGTATTCTTATCGTTACGGTTGAACGCCATCTCTTCGTCGCCAAGCTCTGGTTCTAGCTCGTCGGCTGGCATCTCGTCGCCCATTTCTGGAGCGGGAGCTTCTAGCTCGTCGGCTGGCATTTCGTCGTCGGAGTCGGCTTCAACTGCGACTTCAACGCCGGTTACTTGAGACAGGGCGGTAGCGAAAGCTTTGGTAAGCGCCTCTACTTGGTCCTGGTCTAAAGCGACTTCGGGGCCGGCAGCAACTGGTGCTTCGGCGTCCATTTCGGCTGGCATTTCTAACTCGGCGTCTTCTAGACCTTCTGACTCATCAGCAGGTAGCTCCACCTCTAGCTCTTCTTCGTCTTCTGAGACAACTACTGTGCTGTCTATGAAAGATTCTGTCAACTTATTGAGGTTTGCTAGTTTGCCCCAGCGGCGAACTACACCTTCATTGATGAGGTCAATATTCTTCTTGGTCATTACTAATATCTCCTAATAATATATAGTTTGCCGCGGCAATCATTTATAAATAGGTCAGGATTATATAAAACACCCTGTTTCCTATTCGAATTCTTCTAATACGCCCAAAGCTTGTAGCTTCTTAAAGGCGCCGTGCTCAATTTGGCTAATTCTCGGAAAACTAACACTCATTCGTTCTGCGACTTCGCGAAGGCTAAGCCCGTTGTCATGCTTCCTTGAGCATACCACTGCGCAATTCAGGTCCTCTTCAAAGTCAATCCAGTTCCTGCAGTCGGTCTTATCACAGCCGACACACCACTTTTCATGCACCTCAAAGCAGGTCGGGTCAACGCTGTACTGGGTTTCTGTTTCCGTCGGTTGGCGATCGCTCTTTTCCTGCAGCGTCTTGGGGTCTTCACGATAAAACATATTATTTTCTCCGCGCATTATGCGTAGTGAGGATGTGGGTATTACTTTCTTGGGTTCCGGCTGAGGTTTGGCGGGACCAAATAGCTTTGCTTCTCAGTTCTGAGAGGTTGCGGGCTCCGGTGTAAGAGAATCCGCTCTTGGTTCCGCCGGTTAGATCTGCCAGGATGTTTCCAACATCTCCCTTATAAGGAATGTAACTTGCGACGCCTTCGGGGGTTGACGATTTATTCCGCCAATCCAACTGTGCGTCCTTTGACGCCATTCCTCTGTATTCTTTTACTTGCTCGCCAGATCGGAGAGTCATTGTTGCGCCGGGTGATTCAGTCGTGCCGGCAAGAAGTGAGCCGCACATAACAAAGTCAGCGCCGGCAGCCAAAGCTTTCACAATGTCGCCAGAGGTTTTGATTCCGCCGTCAGCAATAATCTTTACGTCGCGATCAGTCTGAGCGCAATCAAAGATTGTCTGCAAGCCGGGCAAGCCGTGACCTGTGACAATCCTCGTGCTGCAGATTGATCCGCCGCCAATGTTACAGCGTACTGAGTCAGCACCCCAATCGGAGAGGTCGTTGATTCCCTCAAGCGTGCAAACATTGCCAGCCATGATGTGGATGTCGTTGCCAAGTTCTTGGCGTAAAGCTGCCAAGGCGAGCTTCATCATAGTGTGGTGACCGTGGGCAACGTCAACGCACAGAATGTTTACTCCGGCGTTGACGAGTGAGGTGGCTCGCTCTAGGTAGTCGCCAGTCACTCCGATTGCACAGCCGAAAACAGCTTGACCACCCGATGCCTCAATGATGTCGGTCGCCATGGCTGTCTGCTCTTCCACCGTGTTGTACCGATGCAAGAGCGCCATCCCTCCGGCGTTGTTCATCGCCATGGCCATGTCCACTCCGGATACAGTATCCATTGGAGAGGAGATGACCGGTAGCTTAAGCGATACGCTGTCTGATAAGTTACTTGTCAAGCTTACTTCTGAGCGGCTCTTGATATCACTGTACTGTGGTACCAAGAGTAGGTCGTCGTAAGTGACTGCTTCTTTAAATTTCATTTTGTTCTCCAGCAATTTTCTTAGCTTTCTCTTGACAATCTGGGCAGAAAATCCTGACCAGTTCTTCTGAGTTTCTCACTGCCACTTGCCAACTCATGTGAGCTTCTTGTGTTAGTGGGAACTCTGCACTACAAGCAGAACATGCTTTTGGCATTTTGTCAAACATGTTCATCCTTTTGTTCATGCGCTGTTGGCTCTGCTGTGTGAGAGCCTTCTCTTTTTTCTTCTTCTTGTTGCGCTTGACTTGCTTTTTGTGCTTACTGTCGTTCATAGCTTTTCTCTGCTAAAATCCAAAACCTGAGTCAGGCTCAATTTCCAGATCATTGTGCTGCTCATCGTAGGTCAGGTGAGTAGACTGAACCGTAATGCGTTCAACCTCTACAGCATACGTCTGATCGCAGGAGCCCATCTCGGGTTCCCAAATGGTCTCAGCATGAGTCTGGAAAAACATGAGAAGTTCCGATACGCTGTTTGCCGTGATCACTTGTCCAATCTCGGACTCGTAAGTAAGCTCCGTGCCAAACAAGTTAGTAAACTTCTCAGACAAGTCTTCGAAGCACTCACAGTTTTCGCTGAACTTCGTGAGGTATTGGTCGGCTTGGCAGCGAAGGGCTGCCTCTTCATTGTCAAAGATGCCGACGGTTTCGGTGTAGGTGCTCTGGTCATCATACTCATCGTTGTTAGTGTGAGTTGATACGATATAAACATTATTATTCATTCTATTTTCCCTTTCCAAGGATCTCTAGTCGTTCAGGATATCTGCTTCTCGTTCAGCGGTGGTTTCTCGCTGACCCCATTGAATAGTCCACCATCGTTCTCCGCGGCGGGTAAATGGACCCAAGAGACGACCGTGTTCTTCGGTGTCGGGTCGTTGTACAATAGTTCCGGGCGTCAAGGGCTCTACTTCACTCATTTTATTCTCCTTGTTTTATGAGTCTTCTAAAGAAAGTCGTAGCTTCTCTAGGGCAGTTCGTGCTTCTGAGGTTGTGGATGTCTGCGAGATTGTCTGGTCCGTGTGTTTTGATTCATAATACATCTTTTTTGCATACCATCCAATAATTTCCATATATTCCTGTTTTGTTAGTTTCAACGCTCTTTGTCCTTTTTGTTTTTGACCAGACGTAATTTCTTCTGATCAATATAATCTGATTCTGTTTTTGGAGGCGGGATGCCGCACCACTGCAGCTTGATGACGATGGGGTCGCCTCGTCGGCGTGCAGGGATAGTCTGCTGGACTAGTCCTAAAAACTCCGGGTCGGGGATATATTCCACCAGGTCGCCAGGTTTTAGTTTGGGCATAATTGCCATGTTGCTTCTTTCACACGAGGGTGTCATTCCCTCAACACTATAATAGCAGACTTCTACGAATGGTCAAGTATATTTGTTACTTTTTTTGAGTTTATCCCAAAACACTAAACATTTCATCCAATTCGGCTGCCATTACAGTGTCTTTGTCCATCAGGGCGCTGGTCAGAAGAGCGACGTGCTCCCTCTTGTTGTGCAGTAGGTCGCGAGCTTCCAAGAGAGCGAGCCTCATTATCTCTTGGACGGAGTCGTCAAAATCCTTCTTCTGAGATTCCGAGGCTTCTGTTTCTCTTGGGAGGTAGTTGCTGTCATCCTTTCTCCCGAAGTACACCGGTCCTATGCTGCCCATGCCGTAATCCTTGACCATTCTTTCTGCGATTTGTTTTGCTCGCATGAGGTCGTTGGATACTCCGGTAGAGGTTCCGTCGGCACCTAAGAACATTTCCTCTGCTATGAATCCGCCGAACAATACTTTAATTCTTGCTATGTTCTCTTTCTTGTTCCATGAATACCGGTCATCCTCTGGCATCTGGATTGTTAGACCGAGGGCGTGACCGTGGGGGATGATAGTTACTTTGTGAAGAGGGTCAGCAGACTCTAGATAGTGAGCGATGATGGCGTGACCAGCCTCATGAACGGCTGTTGCTCGGCGGGCATCTTCAGACATACGCATAGACTTCCTGGGCTTGCCAATCGTGACCTTGTCTTTGGCTGCCTCTATGTGCTCCTGTTCCACTAGAATAGACTTCTGCATTGCTGCGATAATACTGGCTTCGTTAATCAGGTTCGCTAGGTCGGCGCCGGACAAGCCTGGCGTTGTTGCTGCTAGCTCTTTTAGGTTGACGGCCAGGCTCAGTGGTGACTTCTTCGTGTGGACCTTTAAAATCTGAAGGCGACCGTGAGAGTCGGGAAGTGGGACAGGAACTTTTCTGTCAAAACGACCGGGGCGGGTCAGAGCCTTGTCCAGTACATCGGCACGGTTTGTGGCTGCTAAGATAATGATTCCAGAGTTATCCTGAAATCCATCCATCTCCACCAGAATCTGGTTTAGAGTTTGTTCTCTTTCGTCGTTCCCGCCTGCGCCGCTGGCTGCTCTCTTCTTACCAATAGCATCTAACTCGTCAATGAAGACAACGCATGGTGCCATCTTCTTTGCCTGTTCAAACAGGTCGCGAACTCTGGCGGCGCCGACTCCAACAAACATCTCAACGAACGCTGAGCCGGAAGTCAATAAAAAGGGGACCTGGGCTTCGCCAGCCATAGCTCTTGCCAGCAGCGTCTTTCCTGTGCCGGGTGGCCCATGAAGCAGGACACCCTTTGGCAGCTTGCTTCCCATCTTTATAAATCGCTGTGGGTTCTTTAGGAACTCTACTAATTCCTCTAGCTCTGACTTCGCCTCATCACAGCCGGCAACGTCGGAAAATCTCACGCCGTCTTCACTAGGCATGATGACCTTTGTCTTGGAGCGGCTAAAGGTATTCATCTTATCTGGACCTGTCTTTGACATAAAGGCACGGAAAAGATAGAATACTAATATTATTATAAGGATTGACGGCAGCCAGGAAACCAAAATCGTCATAAGAAACGATGGTCTCTTTGGAGAGAGGAATAAAAGCTCTACATTCTTGTTGTGAGATAAGTCCCTCAAGAGGTCCTCAGAGAGTGGTGCGGTGGTCTCATATTCTGAGCCGTCTAACTTGAGGGTCCAGTGGTTTTCCCGTATTGTTATTTGCGCAGGATTTGACTTATCTACCGTAGAGATGAGGCTTAACAACCGGCTATATGAGATGCTAGAGACTGGGTCCTTAACGGACATCGCTGGCGAGATCGCCAGCATTACTACAACCAGTACAAAACCCCATATAAGTATGGCTCTTCCCCTTCCTTCTCTATGCATACATCGTCTCCTTTAAGGGTATAGAGTATCTAGTTCTCAGGAAGATCTTATTCAGAGAATATCTCCCAGTTGGGCTCGTAAAAAAAGACCCGAAGACCGGTGGGGTATAGAGCTTCCCAGTTCGCGTAACCATTTTCTTCCGGGTTGGCTAAAATGGCATATTCCCCGTTCTGAAGGGTGAGGGCGTTATTCCGGCAATGGGGGCGGATTCGCATGAGAACGCCCGCACGTTTGTGCTTATACTTTTTCAAACCACCCCCTATGAGTCCTTATGGTCTTCTTTCCGTCCAGTAAGATGAGCAGCTCGTCGTAGGCTTCAGTTACGAGATAATACTTACCGTTCAGTTCTTTCGGGATATGATCGTTATCCACAGTGACGACGAGGTCGCCGGGATGGATAGGGTTGTGGTAGTGGCTCTTCATCGCCTCATTCTCTTGGTGGTATAGTCGCTCTGGACATAGCAGATTGTTCCGCCCGGACCTAAGAGCTTTAGGTGCGTATCCGACCCCGAAAAGCGCTCAAGGACCTCTACAACTAACAGGGGTGTGTAGGCATCAGCAAAATCAATCGCCCACAAGTCTGTCCTGGCGTCGATTGATGTCTTTTTGATGCGAACGAGGTCGCCCAACTTCATTTTGCGCCTCCTGAGTTCTTATCATTTGGGGAAAAGACAGTTCCAGAATCTGGAAAATATAGAGCGAGGATTTTGCGGTACCAATTGGTTTTTAGTAATCTCATCGCGGCGGCGGAAATAGTCTTGATCTTTATATTCATCTAGGAGGTCTTCTTCAATTACCCATTCGCGAAGGCATCGCCATTCGTAGAGTTCTGGTAGTGTCCTTATCGGGTAAGTCTCCAGCACGGCGAGGCGGTGAAGATCTATATCCCTGGCTGTAGTGTCTTCCTTCACCATTATAATACCACCTTTTTGGCGGAGGTCAAGCAAAAACTATTCGTCTAGCCCCGCCGATGTCAATCGTTTGCGTCGCTGCATACGTCACAAGGATAGGCTGTATCAGAGGGACCTGCATCACCAGCGTCCAGACCAAGACTGGCATCGGCAGGAACAATAACGTCCGGAAGGGCCGGGAGTCGGGGTCCGCAGGAAGCCAGGAAGGCTATCATTAGTATTATTAGCGACTTGTATCTCATACAGTAAGTATACCGCTGATCAACTATTCGCCCGGGCGACCATTCTCTGGAGTCGCAGGATACCCTCTTTGATCACTTCTATGTCCGGACCATATGAGAACCTCAGGTGTTGGCTGAATCTTGAGGAGGCCTTCCCGCGGCGTTTGCCCGGATTCACATCAAAGAATTCGCCGGGGACGACGATGACTTGGTCCTCTAGTGCTGCTCTGAAAAACTTCATTCCGGTGTTGATTGATTCTGGTAATGCTGATACGTTCCCCCATGCGTAGAAGGCTCCGTCGGGCTCCCTCTCAAAGGTTACGCCTAGTTTCTGTAGACCGTCTAGCATTATTCTTCTTTTCTCCCGAAAGTTGGCTTTGAGGGCTTTGGTCTCCTGCTTCATCTTCGCGGGGTCCATAAGCGGGATGATTGCTCGCTGTACTGGACGGCAGGCACCGCCGTCAAGGAAGCTGCCGGCACTGGTGACTGATTCAATCACGTGTTCGGGTCCAACAATCCAAGATATTCTCCAGCCGGGATAGCGCCAGTTTTTGGTTGCTCCGTCCAGGATGACTACTGGGTCAGCGTTGACGTCGTTGACGTACTTGGCGGAGCTGAGTGTCTCGTCTAAACGTATTCCGGAGTAAACGTATGAGCTATAGAACTCGTCCATTAACATGTAGCAGTCAAAGTCGCGACCGGTCTGGACCCACTCCTCTAGTGCCTTCCCTTTAATTGTCTTCCCCGTTGGGTTGCAGGGGTTGGAAACCAGTACGGCTCCGAGTCCTCTGCCCTGAACTTCTCTTCGGAGTTCGTCGGTGGTGAAGGCATATCCTTTTTCGGGGTCCAGAAGAATTGGGATCGGGTTAAAGCGGTTGAAGGTTGCCAGTAGTTCTTCGTATGCTGTATAGTCCGGCACAAAGTGACCGAGGTTGATGTTGCCCAAAGAGGCAGCCAGTCTTGCGAGAGCTAGGCGACCTCCAGAAACTACTGACACGTTCTTAGCGGTATACTTGGAGTCCTTATCTTTTCGGAAGGTCTCGTTGTAGTAGTTTGCTATGGCTTGGCGTAGCTCTGGGAGTCCTGAGACAGGGGCGTACTCGTTGTCAGCGTCAGAAACTGGAATGTTTGTGATCCTCTCAATGCCGCCTTCAAGGAAGTCTGTCTGTGGCTGTCCTTGACCGAAGTTTACCCAGTCTGGGCTCCCACGATAAAAGCCTAGTTTTGAGGCTTCTTGTATAACGTATACCACGCCGGTTCGCGGTACTTGTCTGAAGGTTTCGTTTGCCATTTTGTTCTCCGCTAAAGTGCCAATACTAAGTAGGTTGCAGGAACGCTTATCTGCTTCCTGTTGAGCCCAAAGCGCCGGCACCGCGAGAGGTTGGCTCATCGTCGTAAATGGAGTCAGATTCTCGCAGTTGTACGGAATCAGAAATACGAACAAAAACTCCCTGCGCGACCTTCTCTCCAGGCTCAATGTGCTGAGTTTCTAGCCCGACATTGTGAAGATTGACAAATATCTCACCGGTGTATCCGGTGTCAACAACACATGCTCCAACATGAAGGCTGCGACGGCTGGCAATTCCGGATTTGTTCTTCATCTCTAGCATGTATCCTGATGGCACCTCCATCTGGATTCCTGTCGGAATCAGGGCTGAGTCGCCGAGGTCAATTCTTATCTTTGAGTCTCCACAATAAAAGAAATCCATTCCAGCATCTGTGGCATGGGCGCGAACAGGCGTCTTTGCTCTCTTGTTAATCTTAACGAACTTCACGATCATTCCATCTTCTCCTTCATAATTTGGGCATGCTGGGCGCAGGTCGCACCCGCAGTTATAACATTCTGATTCATTTTGCATTATCTCTCCTCCAATGCTTTCTTGTGGATCTTTTTGTCTCCGGAGTCAAACTTGACTGTGTAAATATCTCCGTCAATAGACATAACTATCCCCTCGTTATCATATATGGACAAGAGTTCCCACACCAGGCAGTAAACGCTTTGTCCGATAGAAAAATCATGGGGTCCCCTAGAGACCGGCAAGGGGTCTGTCTGCCGGCAAGAGGTTATCCTTGTGGATATACCGTAACTCACTATCAACAACCACCAATTTAACGTCAGGGGCGCCTGGACAGGACCCGACAACAAAGCCAGCCATCCCGCCGATAGCGCCAAAAGGTTTTCTAACTCTACATTCCGGCACTACGTCAGTCTCCTGAAGCTTCTCTTGATGCTTCGTGTACTGAAGCCCCACTTCTCATTATATTCTAGGTTCGCAATATATACCTTGTTCAAGGAGATTCTGTCATCTTCTTTTACTCCCCAACATCTGATGTTCGCGTCATATGAGTTGCTGTCCGTTGTGGAAATTACCCAATACTCTGCGCCATTCTTTGTCTTCTTTACCTTCACTTCGCGGGGAATAAACCAGACCAGTTTTAGGTCCGGATCATATTCGCTGATCGGTGGGCAGCCACGAGTCAGCAAGTTGTCTTGAATCTCTTGTGGCATGATGTCGTGAATCGGGAAGATGCCGGTAAGAGATGCAAAGTGCTCTAGCTTCTCTTCTTCTGAGAAGTCTCCCTCCGGAGCGTAGAGTTCAATGTTGTCTATGAGGTTCTTCTCCTTGCGAGGTCGGTCAACTGCTACAGCGGACCAGAAGTGACGCAAGCCGGTGAACCTGTCGTCCATCAGATCATCTAGCGATTTGCTTCGGACCAAAACATCAATAGCCTTTTTGTTGAGTTTAGAATAAACCATGTCCTCGTTGAACAGGAACTCTTCAATCGTATCAAACGGTCTGTGGTTCAGAATCTGGTCCAATGCGCTGTCGCCAAGACCCTTGATACCTGTCAGCGGCTGGATGAGCGTCTTGCTGTCTTCGCTGATTTCCCACACTCGTCCCGAAGTGTTGACACTTGGAGGGGCAATCTCAAAACCAAAAGCTTTGGCTGTGTTGATTGCTTGTGCCTTCTTCTTTTCTGGCTCTTTGTCCAAGAACGCAGCCATCCATTCAACTGGATAGTAATAGCTCAGCCAAGCGCACTGGAAGGACACTGCTCCATAAGAAACTGCGTGAGATAAGTTGAAGCCGTAACCCGAGAAGAACTCCATGTTTGCCCACTGTTTGTCAGCGACTGCTTTAGAGAGTCCGTGCGATGCACATCCTGCGATAAACTTCTTATAGATGTTCTCTTTGACCTTATCTTTTCCTGTTCCCTTTTTCGTTAGAACTTTGCGGAGCAGGTTGCCTTCGTCAAGAGAGATATCCTTGCCAAGCTTGTGTGCTAGCAATGCTAGCTGTTCTTGGAACACCAACAAGCCGTGAGTCTCTCCGAGCACTTCTTTGATGATCGGGTGATCATAGTGTACTTGCTCTGGGTTTGTCTTGTTTGCCACGTACATGCTGTGAGCCTTGGCGCTAAGTGGACCAGGGCGGAAGATAGCCGTGACTGCTGCGAAGTCTAGCAACGATGTGGGCTCTGCTTCTTGGCAGAACCGCTGGGCTCCACCGTTGGTCATCTGGAAGATGCCTGCCCACTTGCCTTTGTGGAAAACTTCTCGCCAGACTTCTTGGTTATCAAAATCAATCGTATCTGGGTGGAGGTTCTTGTCATAATACTCCCGCACTTGCTGGAACGTTGGCTCCTCATTGTCGTAATGACGTTTGAGGATATGACGGATCGCTCCGGAAATCATCCGGAGAGTTGACAGACCAAGCAAGTCAAACTTAATGAAGCCGAGTGGCTCAAGGTGGCGAACGTTTTGACCTTCACTCCATGGAGTCTGGATCACACCGCCGGAGTTAATGAGGGGCATGTGCCGGTCAAGGTTCTCAGCTACAAGCACCCCTCCAGCATGCCTGGATATGCTCCGCATGTTGCCGACAAGATTATCAACGTGAGTCTCAATGTGAGGATACTTCCGGAAGAATGCTTGAAGAGTTTCACTGTATTCCTTTACTTCGTCAAATGTTGGAGTGTAGACTCCAGCAGTCTGCCCGTGAGCTTTCTTAGCGAGGGGCGTGGCTTCGCTCATCATCACGCCGGTGACCTTATTGACCTCCATGAATGGCACGTCATAAAACTTGCCGATGTCTTTAATGAGTGAGCGGAGTTGGAGCGTGTTGAAGTTGCTGATTGGGACGACCGTTGTTCTCCCCCAGTCTTCGGCTAATTGCTCCTTGAGGATCATTGGCTCCTCAACATCAAAGTCGATATCTGGATAACCAGCGCCGCCCTTTGTTAAGAATCTCTCAAATTGTAGGCTGTACTTGATTGGGTCAATCTGTGTGATGTCCAGAACATATGACAACAGTGAGCCAGCCGCTGATCCGCGACCAAGACCTACCAGCATATCCTCTTGTGCCCGATCACTAATAGCTTTCATCGTCAAGAAATACTGCGCGAAGCCTCGGTCCTTAATGATGCCGAGTTCGTACTTCAGGCGGTCAACGTATTCCGGACTAGTCAACTCCTTCTTTTGGAGTCCCTTGAGAGCGTCCTGAGTCAGAGCCTGAATCGCCGTCTTATCTTTCGGTACAACAAACTCTGGTAAGCGCACTTCGCTGTTTGGGAGGAAACTCTCAACGCGGTCAAAGGCGATGTGATGAGTCCGCTCAATTGAGTCGCGAATAAAAGTATCGTCGTATTCAATGTTGTGCTTAGCAGAGTGACGTTTGTAACTCTCCCACATCTGGTCGCCGTTCTTTGGGTAGAGTTCCATCCCCACCTCTTCCACTGTCTCGGGAAGTCCGTTGTCACCTTCGGCATACGATGGAATCTTACCACCCCAACCAATGCGTTTATACATCTCCCGGTCTTTCCATAGCTCGGGGCGGGGGTAGTGGCTGTCAGCCGTTGAAATTACTTCTACGCCCATCTCCATACAAGCCTGGATGATGAAGTTATTTCCCAGGTGTTGGTCTGCAATATTATTCCACTGGACCTCTCCGTAAAAGCGATCTCCGAAAATCTCTTTGAACTGAGCGATTGTGTTTTTCATTGCGTCAACAACGTGGTCGGGGCTCTTGTCTCTGTTCCGCCAAAAGTCCTCAAAGAGGGGACCGGACATGCAAGCACTTGAAATAATCAACCCCTCACTATACTTGTCCAACATCTCAAAATCCATACGCGGATATCGGTAGAAGTTTTCTGGTCGGTAACTATCCGAGATCAACTGAAACAAGTTGCTCAGCCCGGTCTGGTTCTGTGCAACCATAACAAGATGGTGGCGCTTGTTGAGGGGGTTACGCTTCTTACCGCGATTCTCGTCCTCAACGACCATTCCGTATTCTTCTTTTTTCTGGCGCTTGGCATTAGCCTTGTGCTCTTCATACATTGTTCGCCACTTACGGTGGGACTTGATGAAGTAGGATTCGCAGCCATAAATAGCTTTGAAATCCTTGCCGGCTTCATGCATCTTCTTCAGGTGTTCTACCTGAAAGGACAACCCATTCATGTGACCGTGGTCGGTCAGGGCGTGGGCGTTCATCCCGTTCTCGTAGGCGAAATCCATATGTTCGCCGGGCATTCCCAAGCCGTCAAAGGGTGAGAGACCAGAGTGGGCGTGAAGACCCACAAACGGGATATTACTAGCGATGCGTTCAGACATATTAGCCTTTCTGTTGAACTATTGTTTCGTCGCGAAGAGATCGCGAAGAAGACTTCTCAAGTATAGGTATATTATAGACTAGTTTTGAATATATTCAAGTTAAAAAGTGAAAGAGTCCCAACCTCTCTTTCAGCCACCTGTCACAGCAGGGTACCAATTTTATTAAAAATGATTAATACTTTGTCATAGGGGAGATAATACCTTCTGAGTGGTCTAGGTCGCTGTCCAGATTCTCAATGTATTTAGGAAGTTCCGGCTCAACCTTGCTGTCCAGTAGGTTTGCCAAGAGTGTTTGGTATCCGCGGATGTTTTCTTGGTTATGTATAGAGAATTTATGAAGAACCTCGGCGCATTGCCTGTTATATCCCTCTAGGTCGTCGCGATCTTCGTGACAAAGAGCTGCCTCTAGCTGGTGGGTCGCGGCAGTTACGTTGGCTCCCCGATAGTAGTATCCCAAGTCCGGCATGAACTCGGAGTTGTGGACCACTGGAATTTGCAGGTATGCTGCTTCAAGAAGAGTATAGTTTAGGCCGTTCGCGAAGTGGTGGTGGAACATTATCCGGGCGGTCTTCAGTATGGTGGGGAAATTATGCCTTAGTTCAAAAGAGACCTTGATGTCCCTGGCGAGCGGGAAATACTTAACATATCGGTTGACCGCGTCATTGTGCTTGAATACCTGCAGTCCGTTGAATAAATAAAGCTTGGAGAACTCCTCTTTGCCGCGGGTGTGCAAGAAGTTTGTAGCAATGTATGGAAACATAGAAGTCTTTAGGATGTTCAGGTTTGGTTCAGTGCAGAATATTGCCTTATTGCGAGGGTCATCTTTGAAAAAGAATGGGTTATCTTTCCCCTCAGAGTAGACCTTGTCCTCCTCAACTAGTATTTCCAGCAACTTGGAGTCCCAGATATATGGACACGTATGTCCTCGGTCGGCGTTGTAGCGGTGGATCATATAGTCTTTCTGCCAGGAGAAGTGAGGGCTCATCCATACGGCGTCTATGGAGGAATCCTCTCTCAGGAGACCCAGAGATGATGGGTTTTTGCCGGTGTCCGGGTCGGCGGTCAAGTGACCGAAGACAAAGGTCTCTTGATCCATTATGTATCGGTTCCCGTAAATGACCGCGGCGATCTTCACTCCGAGATCACGGTAGGGCTTTAAGTATGTGCTGCTCAACATCAGGCTGATCAGCAAAAGAATATCCAGATGGTACTTTTCCAGAAAAAGATCTAAATGATATGCCTTAACGCCGAAGACGTCCATCTCTTCGGGCTCGCCGTCAACCTGACCGCGAGGGTAGACCAATATCGGAGAAACAGATGGAATTAAGTTTAACAGAAGATAGAGATAATATGCGTTCTGGTGTAATCCATTAGAGAAGTATCGTTTAGATTCTGGGTTTACGACTATACCAACAATTATCTTTCTAGACATCCACGTTCCCCCGGAAATTCTACTGTATTTTAAATAGAACAGAGAACAAGAAGGTGACCGTCTTATTCTTCTTTTCCCTCTACATCGTTTATTGGTTCCGGCATGCCGTAGAATTGCTGCTCGCCATCCTCAAAGGTGATAATAGTACCGTTCTTTGGGTGAGGGGCGATGTGGACTTTAATAAAGTCTGAGAATGAGTCAAAAACTGCGATAGAGCCTCGGGGACGAGGCCATAACCAGTGTAGGACAGCTTGTCCTGTCGCAAGCTCAATGCCCTCAATAACTACGCCGTCGCCACTGATGCCCGTTTCATCTGAACGGCGGCACACCGTGAAGGTGCGGATGCCTTGCGGGGCTAAGTGTCGGGGCGGCTTTGGCTTGAGGGTTTCGGAGGTCATCGCCTGCTCTTCCTCAGTTACCTCTTCTTTATTTTCTTCGTTCATGTGGTTCTCCTCATCCCCAAGTAAAGCCATTTCCGAAATGACCCCACCCGGCGGTCTGACTATAGGTAGGGGTCTTTAGTTCAAGTAAACTGGCTATGCCGTCAGGCGTTAAATCATATTCAGTAATCTCGTGAGACGTCCCATCAACAATGGCTGTGGCTTGAACTGGTTCAGGGTGTCCAATTGCGTAGGCAAGGTATACTCTTACCTCGTCTGCGTTGTGTGCCTTGAGATAATCTACCGCAATGCGGCGAGCCATGTATGCGGCTGAGCGGTCAACCTTAGACGGGTCCTTGCCGCTGAATGCACCACCGCCGATTGGAACTCTTGGTCCATAGTTATCGACTACAAGCTTGCGACCCGTAAGACCCGTGTCGGCATCAAAGCCGCCAACTTCCCAATCGCCAGCAGGGTTAGCATGTATCTCTACTTCAGTGTCTCGGGCGAAGGCGGACTCGCCAAGAGAGTCGAGCCAGTATCTTATCCTCTCTTGGAGCACTCGCCGAGGAGCGTTTTGAAAACTTGCGACGACGGCAGAGATTGTGCCGGCGTCTAGCGTAATTTGGGTCTTCCCGTCAAAGGGAAACTCCGCATACAGTAGCTGACATAGTTGCCTTGCTAAGAAGAGTTCCTGCGGAATAAGCGACGGGTTTTCATTACAGGCATAGCCGACCATGATTCCTTGGTCGCCAGCACCGCCGACATCTACCCCTTGTGAAATAAAGTTGCTCTGTTTGACGATGTTGATGTCAACTACGTCTACTTCATTATAAACGCTGCGAACTACTTGTTCAAAATCAACTTCGGCGTCGGTGGTAACTTCTCCCATCAACACGATTTTTCGGTGTCCGCCCATAGTTTCAACTGCGACCCTTGAGTGAGGGTCCTGGGCTAAACAGGCATCTAACACGGCATCTGATATCCTATCACAGATTTTATCTGGATGATGCGGGCTAACACATTCTGCGGTTCTAATCATGATTGTTTCTTTCTAGCCTTCTTCTTGGGCTTTGTCTTCGTCCGAGACAGGGGTTACTTCAATTGGGCTGAACCAGGCAACTACATCAAAGTTGGCAGTTGAATAGTAAATGCCATCAAAATCTTCACGAATGTCCTCTAGGATTTCGTCCCACTCTATTCCTTTTCTGAGACCGTATACGGGGTGGCGGTGACCTTTCGGGAACTCTTCCGACTGGACCTGTCGGTATCCAAGTGGATCGTTGCGGAAGTCGTATACTCTATTTGTCGGGACCGCGGTCGTATATAAAGTTGAGCTGTTGAAAAAGTGTTCCTTCTGGTTTGGGTCCAGATAAAAGAAGACTCGCGGGGTGCTTGCAGTATCAAACTCACGTCGTGAATAGCTCCCCTTCTCGTGCTTCGGGTCTAGTACTAGCGGGTCCTGCTTCGCTGTTGTGTAATGATACAGTGATAACGTGCCGCCCTTATCATAACTGGCGAGGTCATTCTCGGTCTCCGTTAGAAACTTCCGGAAGTCTTCTATAAGGTCTTTCACTGTTTTCCTCCTGCGGCGGTCAGTCGGCGACGCAAATCAAGTGGCTCTCTCCGATAAATATATAGGTTTCAGAGTTCACTCTTACCTCTTCTTTACCGAAAGTGTGGAAAACAACAGTCTTTCCTGACAAATCCTCAGCGCAGTCAGAGGCACATGAAAGTACTACAGCCGTCATGAACTCCTGCACCTTCTCTTCCGTTGGCACGAAAAACATTCCTTGCTTCGGTTCGGTCTTGATCTCTTCAATGTGTAATCTGCGGTTTAGTGGCTTCATTGTAATTCCTTCCAAGATTCCTGAAGTCTCTCAAAGTCAGGTCGTGATAGTTGGGTCCATTCTCTCAAGTTGCAGTGTTTGCAGTAGCACTCAAGAGCGATTTGACCGGTTGCGATTGCGCGGGATTGCCCTGACGGCTTCCAGGCGTGAGGATTCTTTGCCTTCTTCTGTTCTCTGTCACAAAAACCGTTCTTTAGGTTTTCCGGCATAAGGTAATTTAGAGTAGCCATAATAAGCCCCTTTCAACTTCGTTTATGATACTCTATATTTGTGGTTTCGTTAAATCTTTAGGTGATTTCACAGCTTCCACCGGCACAAGCTAACTCGCCCTTCAGATCTGTATTATCATCTTCCTCAATGATCTTGGAAAGATCAATGCCGACAAGAGATTCCATCATCACTTGATATTTCTCTTTTGAGCAGCCCTCGAAGGGTGCTTGCTTGTAGCTGTGCTCGTTTTCATCGTAAGGGAGAACAGCCAATCCATTATAGGAGTTGCGGTTATCCCACATCCACTCGCCTGCGTCATCCCACTCGTTTGGTCTTAAGGATACAGTTGCTGAAACGTTGTGTCCGTTCTGTCCTGTTCTCTTGCCGGGCTTGACCCATTCTTGTGTGATCTTCTTTACTCTCCGTAAAAGCTGGAAGGCAGATTCGGTGCGAAGGATTGAGCCTTCTGGTGCCTTCTGTGGGACCGAGATAACTGCAGTATCGTGGGGTCGGAAGTATTCATCTTCCACGAGTTCTGGGTGGTGAATTGCTAGGTGCCAATAAATTGGCTCATTTTTGCCAACTCTGATCCGTCGGATGTAATAATCGTTATGCCAGGCATGGATACCACTGGAGGTGCCGAGGGTCAAACTCGTGGTGCCTGCTGGTTTAACACAGGTTGTACGGGCAGCCTTGTTGATCTCAATCAGTTGGGCGATGCGAGCATTCTCTTCTTTGACGACATGTGCTGCAGCCGTCAAATCTATGTCGTCTTCCAAAACTCGTCCGGATGCAATGCCCGTCATAGATACGCCAACAAGAGCGTCCTTCTCTGTGGTTCGTTGCCAGACTGGGCGGAGATAGTGGAAGTCCGTGTAACCAGCCTGAAGTGTGCCTATAAACGCTGCGGAGCGTACTCTGTCCTCTAGGTCTCGCTGGTCTTTAACATTGCTAACGTTGACTTCCGTGAGGTTGCAGAACTGGAATGGTCTGAGTGCGATCTCGCAACACGGGTTGGTGCCCCAGTCTTTATCGTTTGATAAATAGATGCCTGGTTCACCGGCGTTGGATGCCTCTACTCGCTTCCAGATGTCTAGGAAGAATTCTTTTGTGATTCTGTGCCGCAAAAGCACGGCTGAGTTGTTAGCTCTGCCTCGTTGGGGATTTGTCTCCCACCAGTTGCCAGTCTTGCAGGAGAGCATATCGTTGTCGCAAGCTGAGAATAGCGAAATGAGAGCGGCGCGACGGATGCCACCGGCTAGAACTGCGTCGGCAATGTAGCACACGATGTCGTGAACTTCAATCGGAGTGAGCTTGTCGCCGTCAGATTTATCTTGTAAAACGCCCTCGACCTTAACGAGGCACTCTCTTAACGGCTGTGGTCCTGGCGCTGAGCCGCCAGAGGTTACTAGGCGAGCACCCTTTGGGCGGATGTCGCTGAAATCAAACCGAAGGCGGGAGCCTCCAAAGAAGTAGCTGCGCACAAGATGTTTTACTGCGTCTGCCCAGCCCTCTATACTGTCATTGATTAAATACCGCCGGGATCGCTCTTGGTTTGGCTTCCTAATCTCTGGCAGTTGCTCAACGTGATGCTTCTGGACAGAATACCCAACACCTGTGCCGCCAAGGAGCAGGAACATGATCTCACTGAAAACTCTCCAGTCATCAATGGGTGCGTATGCACAATTGAATACGCGATTGGGAGAGATCTCGATAGGCTTGCCGGCAAATTGCATTGAACGCATTGACGGAAGGACCTTCTTCTGAAGAACAAAAGAATAAGCAGACACGATCTCTGCCTTGAGGGCTGGGTACTTCTTGATATGCATCTGCATATTCCGAGCTACCAGTTCTTCCCAAGTTTCGCGGCGGCTCTGTTCCGGTAAGTAGCGAGCATATTTCATATAGACAGTGATGTCTGATAATATCTTATTGGATAAGTCTAGTTCACTCATGATTTCCTAGTCTCCTCTGCCTGCTTTTCTTTGAGTTCGCGAAAAGATTGCTTTAGTGATTTCTTAAATGTTGATTCTTCTTTTTTAGCCTCTTCGCGGGTGGCGCGGTCAGCTTTGAACTTCTTATACTTTGCGCGGAGGTGAGCGTCCTGTTCTTGTTTTGTCTTGGTCACTACCGCGTCAATTGTAGAGTGTTCATCCGGAGCCATGACCTTCAGGTGGACTTTGGACGTATCAATCTCCATTGGATATACGATTCCGTCAATGCCGTTGCGGTTCTTCGCGACGAACATCCTGCCGCGGTTCACGGTCTTGTCTTCCGTTGTTCTGGAAATTGTGCAGATAAAATCAGCCACGAAACATTTGTTGAATGCCTCGCTAATAGATTCCATAGTAATTACCTCGGCGTTTAGACCGCTGCGGTTTGTTTGGCTGGCAGTCCAGACAGGGATATCCCAAACCTGACCAATGGCTCTCAACTCCTCGTAGGTGTTCCCCAGAGAGTGGCGAAGTTCTTGGGATTTGAAGCCGGTTGCAGTTGGGCGTAGAAGGTCAGCATAGTCTACGATAACCATATCCACATTGACCCCTTTCTGTTTCAGCTTTTCAAGGTGCCCGCAAATCGTCCTCGTTGAGGCGGATTTAGATGGGTACTCTTTAATAATTAGTTGACCAGGGATGTGTTTCACGACTTCTAAGATAGAATCTTTCTGGGTCATCAACTGACCTAAGTCAATCCCGGTGATGCAAGAATCATAACGCTGACCGACTACCGTGTCTGCTAGCTCTAAAGTATAGTGGACAACCGTCTTCCCCTTGAGGACAGCATGGGCGCCCAAGTGGACCAGAGCCATTGACTTGCCGACGCCGGTTGGGGCGACGACGACTCCAAGCTCTCGCTTGCCTAGACCGCCCTTTGTGATAAGATCGATCTCTTCCCAGTGAGTTGAGACGGGGCTCCTCATCTTAAGTTCAAAGCGGTCTTCAACATCTTTGTGGTAGTCGTGACCGTGATCGTTGTCAGCACCGAGATTCATCGCCTCGTTGATAGTCTTTTGAATTTCCTCAAAACTTTGAGTTTGCAGGAGACCGACAGACTTCAGGATAGCCTCTTTAAGCTTCTGTTTCTTGCAAAAGTCTAAAGACTTCTCCTTCACGTACTCGTCGTCGTCTCCGCTGATCGCATTGCTCTTAACACGAGCAAGAAAATCAATGACCTGCTTAATGATACTGTCAGAATAATCTTCGGTCTGGGTCCTCACGACGGAAACCATTGCTTCGTAGGTCGGGTGGGGATAAGATTGTTTGTGCTGGAAAAGCAAATCTACGAACACTTGCAAATACTTCAGTTCAAGATAGCTAGTGTCAAGGACTTCCTCCATTTGATTCGCAAAGTTGCGGTCAAACAAAACAGCTTTTACTAGTTTTTCTTGAAATGATTTTCCGAACTTGCTAAACGTATCAAACTGTTGCTCGGTCATCTGTTTTCCTTTGTCTCTATTCTAATATACCGCATATTCTAAAACTGTGTAGGGGAAAACTCACATTTTTTTGTGAGAGTTCAACATCAGCATTAGCTCGTCAATATTAAGCGTACCAATACCGTCGCGAAGGAGCATCGTCCTAATTTGGGTGCGATTCAAAATGACCCCGTCATTCTGGATCGCGTATTTGAGTTTTTGGACTCCTTGCGAAGATATGGTAGAGGTATATAGCTGCATGATCTCGTAATTTGATGCAATGATATCCTCACTTTCAAGAACTTTTTGAAATGCCTTGACTTTATTTTTATTATCTTCTGCGTGCGACAAAATGTCTTTCAGCACATAGTCTTTGTTTTCCGAAAGGAATGAAAATCTTTTGGAAACCGTCTTAAGCCCAAGACCTTTGACTCCCACAAGGTTGTCCGACTTATCTCCGACGATGGCTCTTGCCAGTGCAAAATTTCGTGGGTGGATTTCGTACTGCTCAAGGATTTTGTTTCGGTTCAGAACCTCTTCATTCTTGCCGGGTCTGATCAGCACGGTCTTGTCATCACACAGTTGGATGAAATCCTTGTCCGAAGAGATAATAACTTTTTGCCAATCGGTGTACTCATAACAGTGGCACAGCCATGCAATAATATCATCAGCCTCTACGCTCTCTAACATTAATTGAAGCACCGGGAGTTCGTCCAAATATTCTGTCAGCCGGACCATCTGCTGGTATTTGTTCTCTCGCTCTTCATCTTCTGTATTGAACTCATACTGCCGGTTAAGCTTTGGTGGCTTTCTGCCGAGCTTATAGTTCTTGTTCTTCTCTTTGCGAGACTGGGAGCCACCGGGACCTTCCCAAGCAATGACGACTCTGTCCGGCTTTGCCCGGCGTACCTCTTTTTGGAGGGATCGCATAAATCCAGTCAAGCCACCGATGGGCTTGCCATTAACGTCCAGTTGGGGGCTCATAACATAGTTTCTGATGAACATATTGGCAGCATCAATGATTAATAATCTCTTCACGCGACTTCTCCTGTAAACTCTAGTGTGCCTGTGCCGTAGTCTGTTGTGAAGACTGCTCGCTTCAAGCCGTACCTGTTGATTTGATTCTGGCACATTGTGCAGGGACATGACATGCCGGGAGCGCCGGTCTTTCCCTTGCGGGCAACGTAGATGATCGCTCCCCTAAGCTGCTCCTTGTTCTTGACTCTGGCAATGGCGTCCATCTCTGCGTGGATTGACCGACAAAAGGGTTTCCCGTATTCGTCACTGCCGATCGCGTCGGGATGTGTTTTGTTTCTGTTTCTTCCTACAGACAGGACGCGACCGGCTTTTACGATCACAGCAGAGTGCTTATATTGAAGGGCTTCACTGTAATTCTCGCCGTCAATGCGGCGAAGTGCTAATCGTAGGTACTTGTTAGGTACCTTTTTCGGGTCGTACTCCATAACTCAGTCACCTTACTTCTTCTTACCTATCCTACACTCATCCTCTAGAATGTCAAGGATTCTTTTGCGGAAAGGCTTCTCTTTAAGGAGGTCTTCAAATTCTTTTGATTGGAATTTCTTTTCTTTGCCCGCGATTTGGACTGTATACCAGGCACCTGAGCGACTGCATCCGGGAGTTCCGGCGATGGCGTTGAGCCAAGAAGGCTCGTCATTGATACCGACACGATCGTTGGCAAGGTCAAACAAAACCTCAAACTCACAGGTTCTCGGTGACGGACCAAAGCGAGACTTAATTGTCTTAGCAGAGGTTCGGAAGCCAATGACCTGTTTCTTCTCGTTGCGGATTTCTCCGTTTGCTTTTCCTTTGTGCTGGGTCATCCAAATGCGAGTAGAGGCGTGATAAGGCAGAGCCTTGCCGCCGGGCTCAACTCGGTTGTCCCCAAACATTACTCCGATATTGGTCTTCAATTGATTTGTGAAAACCAGAGCAATCTGTGCCTTGCCGAGAGTCTCTGTTACTTTGCGCATTCCTTTTGCTAATGCTTTGGCTGTCAGACCAATGCGGCTGTTGGGGTCATAATCTCCCTCAACCTCTGCCCTGACCGGTGTGCCGGCAACGCTATCCCAGGCAATACACACAAGGCGATCGGGAGCTTTCTCTCTGATGAGATTAATGAGACGTTCAATAGTCTCAAAGACCTCCTCAATCGTTCCTGGCTGAACATACATAAAGTTGTTCTTTGTGTCAAGCCCTAGCTGTTCCATAAACTCTGGGGAGGCTGAATTCTCTGTATCAATGTAGATTGCCAGCCCTCCCATCTTTTGTGTGTTCGCTAGAATCTGGGTGACGACAAGGCTCTTACCGCTGGCAGATTCGCCAGCAATCGTAGTGAGCTTGCCGACAGGAATCCCACCGTTTCGCCTGTTGGATATAAGATAATCCAAAAGCGTTGAGCCGGTAGGAATCCAAGTCTTCACATCTGTGGGGTTGTCCCCGTGCAGATCATAAGCAATAGTCTCTTTAGCTGCCTTGTTTAATTCGCTGCGCAAATCATTTACAAGGCTAGATGTAGACGGCTTTGTCATTTATTACTCCAAAAATGGAGAGGCACCTGTAACCCCGTGCCTCCCTGCGGGTGGCGGTCAACTACGCCAGTAGATCATCAAAAGCGGTTTCAATGTCTGAAACGCCCTCTAGATTATTGTCACCCTTGTCGGCAGTTGCGGTCGCGACTGTCGTGTCGTTACTGTACCGGGTGGTTTCGGCGGTGTTGCCGGTGGACTCTGAGTCTCCGAGCGTATCATTGAGAACCTTTTCACAGTCCTCGTATGATGCGACATCAAAGACATCTTCTGCGTTCTTGAGGCTCTCTAAAAGAGTGTTGACCTCATCTTCCGTCGCAGCGAGTGGGCTGGTTCGGCGCATTGGACGTACGTCCGTCGTTGGGAACTGTTGACCGGACTTCTTGCCGTAATCAATACGAATGTCCGTGCCCTTCTCCGTGTCCGTGACGTCGCCGTACTCTGGGTCCATCACCACATCAAGCAATGCCTGATAAGTGGTGCGTGAGAAGCCCCACCAGCGAACGCCCTTGTCCTCTTCGCCACGAACGACGATTGGAGCAAAGATTCGCATCTTAGGCCAGAAGCGCTTGGCTGCTTCCTTGGAGCCGTCAGTGCCCTCGTTCCAGAGGCGGGTTCCCCACTCTGCGATAGGATCGGCGTCGCCATTAGTCCGCGGGCTCAAAACAGTGGTCTTGCCCTCTGCTCCCATGCCGTAGTGGTAATACGCCTCAAAGAATGGATCGCCATTCGGCGGACATACCAAACGAATCTGGTGTGTGCCCTCAGTTGGCTTCCAATAGTTTTCTGAGGAGTCTCCCCCTCGGTTGGTCAAAGCAGCATGCTTCGCCCGCATCTTAGTAAGATCAATACCCATTATATTCTCCTTTTCTGGTTTGTTGACCGTGCATATATTGTAGCACACCATTAAGGAATGTATAGTGATTAATGTTCTTTTTTTTGGTTTCCCTGAAAAAGGAGGAGCTTAGATCAGCTTACTCAGAATCGGAGGGGGCTGCGGCTTCTGGCGAAGGGTCGGCTTCGGGTGCTGGACCGTCTTCTATCTTGAATATCTTAGAGACGCTGATATTGTGGATTTTGAGGTCATTGCCGGCAGTCAAAAGGATGTTGTCCTGGTAGGTTTCCCAATTAAGCTTGAGGTCCTTGCCCGTCCTGCCGTCATGCTCTAGGGCTACGGCTTTATTGAGGGCGTTGATGGTATATAATGTGTTTGTCTGCTTCTTGCGGTGAACGCGGATGGTGTAGAGGCGCGGGTTAAACGTGCGGTCTCTGCTGACGACGGCGTTGTACGTCAAGAACTTAGTGTCGGGATCATCTTTGTCTTCCAGCAAGAAAATGAAACTGTTCGTAAGGTTGATGTTGGTTGCGATAAATTCAACCTCTGCAAATATTTCTTCTTCCGTCATCTTCTTCAAAAAAGATGCGAGTAATACTCCGCGAACTTTGTTCATTTATAAAAGTCTCCCTGCTGTTGAATAAGTAGTTTTGAGTTAACTCTTTGAACTATTTATTCAACTTTCCAGAAGAGGCTGTATTTTGGAGGAATATGCGAGACATAGTACCATTATGGCTTCATGCTTTGTGGAGTAAACAGAGAAACTTGTTGAGACTCCCGCTTCCCTATGATCTTTCACATGTTTCTTGATTCTCTTCATCAAAGAGGCGTCGCTCGCAAGGGCCTCTTCTGGTATCCCATAGAAGAAGTGAATGTCCCGAGAATCTTCTAAAGGGAAGAGCATTTTAATGTCTTGTTGGTCCTCATCTAGAGAAGAAATGCCGAAGGTTATAATCTTTGATATGTTTCGTGGCTCTATTTTACTCGCCAAAATTGGGGCAGTGTGGTTGAAATAATTAACCATTGCAACGACATAAGAGACGAAATGAGCGATGCTATGCTCGTACTTTTCAATTGAGACATCCCCAACGAGGGTTTCCACCGTTGATTTGCTGACTAAATAGATGCCTGAGAAGACCGCGCTGCGAGCATATTCTTGCAAAACGTTAAAGGCGACCTTGTCATCCCTTTTTCTTGTTTCGGAACTCATTGTACGATCTGGACAGACATACAGGATATTTAAGGTTGAGTCCTTTACGGTCTCCAGTATCTTAAGGATGACTCCTGTTGTTGGGTCTCCTCCTTCGGTTATCAGTAATACTGTGTCTTTTTTCTTGATGCCCTTAAGATATATCTCAATCTCTTTCTGATCTATGCTCTCTTCGTACTCTTTCATGTCATCGCACGAGTCTAGAGAAAAGCTGCCTCGCTCATCCGTATCTGTGTCAAATTGATAGATTCTGTATTCTGGGTGTTCTGTGAGTTGTTCTGCAATTGCGCAGCCAAGCTTCCCCACCCCAATGATCTTATCCAATAGTTATTTGCTCCATAGAACCTAGTGTCTCGCCCTTACTTATGTTGACTTCAAACTGTCCAAAATTAGTTGAAGCCATTAATGCTAGCAGTGACTTAATTAGGTGTTCATCTTCGTTTTTCATATCAATTACAACGGCATCGTGGATCAAAAAGGCAATCTGCGAGCCGTGACTCCTAGTTCTAAGGAGATAGTCAAGCTTTAGAGCCTGCTTTAGAGTCAGTTCTGCGGCGGTTGACTGCACGAGGTAGTTCAGGGCGTGATGCCGGCTTGTGTCGCTTATCTGCTTCCCAAATGGCGTTGTAACTGTGTTGCCAATCCAGTGTTTTTCCAGCAAACTATCCTTCTCGTAGAACTTCTCTAACTTCTGGACGTCTTCCTTGACGACTGCCGAGCGTGATCCGTATAGCCAGGCGAAGAAGGCTACCTTGGCAGCGTTGCGATCAGTGATCTCTGAGAATATCTCTTCAATGTGGAAGTTGTGTACGTCGCCGGTTGGCTGCTCTTTCCCGAGAAGCCCCAAGAGGGTCCTCACTTCGGCACCGTTGAAGTCTAGTTCTAAGAAGTAGTCGTTTGTCGGTCTGACTGCCGTTCTCATTGTTTTGCTCATTGTCAGGATTGGGAAGCTACCCTTCTTTGTGGTCAGTCTTCCGGTCTTTGTTCCAAATTGATTATATTTGACATATTTTTCTGATTCTATTATTGTGTTCGCAAGGTTTGCGAGCTTCTTAACTGATTTGTAGGATGAGATGGTTCTCATGTCTACATTGACCTTCCGATGGGAGAGGTCCTCTAGCATCATTGCTACGCCTCTGTGGAATCCGTATCTTTTTGGCTTTGGCTTAGTTTTCAAGATGTGCTCGCAGATGCGGTTCTTCACTTCACAGAACTCCATCAGAAAACGCTGAGGGACAAGATCAAAGAAGCAGTTTTCGTTGGTATCAACTCTTGCGAGCAACAAAGAACGCTTAAATGCTTGAATCTTCTTGGCAACATCGGACCAGTCATCTTTGAGGAACTCGGGGATGTTGTCGTCAAGTGTTCCACCCTCAAGATAGAGAGAAACATACTCAACGTCCATATTACGTAAATACGATGAGTACTTCCAAGTGCTGCTTAGATTTTTAGGAAACTCTTCCAAATCAAAGATAAGCTTGTTATCGGTATAGATTCCTACGCACTCGGTTTTGTCGTCTAGAGTCTGAAAGATCATCGCGTCCCCTATCAGACCTTATTATATCGCCTACTGTGTCCAATGTTAATGGCGCGACGTCATAAGGTCCTATGAATTCTTCCTGCAGAACTCTGAGCGCTCGGGAATAGTTGTTAGAAGTGCTGAGATTGTATACATTCATCGCCCTCTGTATCTGCTTCTTCATTAAGTGTCGGTCACGGCGTGGATCACGCTCTGAGAGTCTCGCTGCGTAGAATGCCTTCAGTTTCCATCGTTCACCGAACTTGGCGTGGAAATCATCTCTTGTTATCTGGGTGCGCTCAACGATCTCTACCGGAGGGATACAATTGACATTCACAAATCGTTCGCGGATACTTACAACTGGAGTTGCTGCGACGTATGCATTATAAAAAGACAGGAGATGCTCCTGTAGGACGTCGGCATCAGTGCTCCAAGTCTCAGTATATGCTGTTGAGAACATCGCCTCAAAAACTTGATTCTGAGTATATCCCCGAATCTCCTGATACTCTGGGTATCCTGGAACCGGGTCGCCATTCTCGTCAAAATGATATGCGATGCGGCGGTAGATTGATTCCATTCCCGGAACCTGTGAGAAACCGAAAGCCTCAGGAAGGATTTCCGGCAACACCAACCCAGGATCACACTCATCAATTTCAGGGGTGTTGTCAAACTGGTCAATTGGGACGCCGTGCATATATTCCTGCATTGCTGGACTTCTTAGGTCTGCCACCAGACGCCACGGGATGTTCTTATCTATCATGAACCCGTACTCGGCAGCGATGTGTGCTACAAGTAGGAAGTTGTCGTCATAATATTCATACGATTTCTGAAAATCGTCGTCGTACTGACCGTCTGCCATCTCTATCATCAGTCCTGAGCATAGTGGCGACATATGACCACACTCTAAGAATCCACTGAGGGTCAGTGGTCCGACGCTTTTAATTACGTTGTCGGCGTACTCGTCAAACAGGCTCAGAAAACTGTTCATTCCCCTTATCTCACCATCTCTGCCGGCGGTTGGAAGGAATACTGAATCAAACACTGGATAGACTAGCGTTCTCATGTATTCGTCGTATGCCGCGGTTGGCGGGTCCCAGGCTTTGTAGACTTCTGCTTTCGCCCATGGGCTGTCTTTGAAAAGGATGTTGTCGTTTGCTAATTTTCTGATCTTCTCCGAAAAGTCTCTCCAGGCATCGGCAACGAAGTTGACGGCATATTGAGTTTCGCCGGCGGTATACCGAAGTGGCTTTAGATGCTTTTGGTCAACTAATACGACGTTCCCCTTTGTGCTGACGGTTCCGTAGAACCTGTCGGCATTCCAAGTCTCTATGAAGTTCGGGATTAGGTCGTCAGGGAACACGTCAGAGTCGTACCTCTGCCTCTCGCTGAATATAATGTCTGCCGGCGAAGAGTTGGAGCCGTAAGCATACATTTCTGGGCGAGTGGTGTCCACCCTCTTGTTTTGATTAGCCATTAGAGTGGGTCCTGTGCTCTAGCTTGGCATCTATTGTTGTGGTATACCCGCGATTTGAGATGCGGTTTGAGGACCTGACGACCCTATAATACCCTCCGAGCGTCAGAATCTCGTTTGCCATCGTTCCCAGCGCTGCACGGCTATCGACATATATCATATCACCGTTGCGGTGAATGGTATTGCCAACCATCTCAATGCTGATCTGTTGGGGTTGGATGAGGGCTTGATAGTTTGATGCAGCGGTCATTCCCTCAATGTTCATTGCTTGGAAAAACGGAGTGTCGTCCTTTGAGAAATTGAAGTTTTTTGCAATGCCTCTGTCGGCTCCTAAGACATAATGATATATTCCGTTTTTCTCATCTATGATGCGATTGCCGCCGGAAGGGGTGCCCATCTGCTTGGCGTACAGAAGATAATAGCTCTTGATCGGTTTTGATGTTGAATATATTGTGTCCTTCAGGTTTTTGGCAGCCTTCTTGAGGTCTTTGGCGTAGATGGTTGACCAGTCGCCTTCTTTGCCATATATCTTTTCATACGTCATATAGAGAGTATAGTCAAACGAAATCCTCATTTTGTAGTCGGTGACGCTATTCAAGAGACGGGTCACTGCCGTAAGAAGGCTGTCGAAGAAGGATCGGAATGGGTATTCATCTAAGTCGCGAGCGACGACGTTGTCAAACAAAAATTGGGATAAGTAGTCGAGTGAGATCGGGATGTCATAGATAGAACCATGGGTGATCGCGCCGCCTTGGGAGCGGTTGCCCGTAGAGAAGCCCTCTAGCCCTACCTTCCCTGGAAGGAACGTGCCGAAGATAAATCCAATGTCTTCTGGCATGCCGGCATTTTCCATGGCTGCCAAAACAACATCTCCGAAGCGCACGAATGGGATTGCCATTGACTCACCAGGCATTGCGTCGGCGGTGGTGCCGTCGGTTGAGCGGGTGAAGGTGCTTCGCTCTCTCTTGACCGACTCGTCCTTCTTTTCTGTTGATGTCTTCTTTGCCCTCTCTTTGGCGAGGCGGTCACGGGTTTTATCGGCTATTTGTTTGGACTCTTTTCTATTGTAGAAGGATATATCAATCTGACCCCCTTCTGACTCTTTGGCGTATGCGACGAAGACCTTGCTGTGCTTAGACCCGTCCTCTCCGCCAAGAAGATTAGTCATAAGTCCTGAATATCTCTCAGCCTGGATCGCCTTCCTGGCTCGCGAATAAGCCTCGTCAATCGTCGCTAGGTTGACCTTAAGGAGTTCTATCTCGGTCGCAGGTCCTTTTCCATGAGAAGTCTCCTTCCGGAATGTCATTAGCTCTATCTTCGCGCTTAAAAACTCTGCCTCGTTAGTTAGTCTGTCCAATCGCACCGGCACGTTTGTCTTTGAGATAGCGCTGCCGAGGAAGGCTGTCTCACCGGCGCTGCGGTCAAAGGAGTTATGACTAATCTTCTTGGCGGAGAGGACGGGTCTAA